ATTGGTTTTATTTCTATTTCAGGTGCTAATTCAGAATGTTCTATTTTAGGAGGTTGTGGACCCATAGTAACTTCAGGTTTAACATCATACTTCAGAGTAGGTTTCCTTTTTAACCAATCCTCAAAAGACATTGGCGGTTTAGCAGTATCTGGGTATTTTTTTACACCAAAGTCTTCCCCAAAGGCAGAAAAGGGACTTTTATACACTTTTCTTGTAGTATCTTTAGGTCGCCCAAAAGGACTTTTATATTGCTTTCTTGTTGTAACCATTAAAATCTCGTTGACTGAAGTCTAGGAGCGTAAGCGCTGGGTCTTTCTCCTCTGTCATAAGGACTTAACATAGAATGCTCTTCTTTAAGCTGTGATTCTCTACCTTTAAGGTATTCAGTCCACGACCTTTCCCTTTGTGTCTCAACTTCTTTAACTCTTGTCTGAGAATATATATCATCTTTTGGGAGTTTTTCCTCAAAGGCACTTAAAAGTTCAGGATACCTTGACCTAAACCATTGCTTCATTCTTTCGGTTGGAGCAACCTGAGAAACAAACTCAGTATAAGGTGTTCCATAATCAACATCAGGAGCATATAACTTGTTCTTTTGCGACTCCCAGTATTTCCACTGAGCACTTTCATTGACATCTGGATTTTGTCTTAATGTTTCAACTTCCTGTGGTGTATATACCGTTTCAGCCCAAGATAAGAAATCAGGCATGTTTGCTTCTAATGTTTCAGCCTTTAACCTCTCCTCCTCAAGCCTCATCCTCTCCGTTTCTTTAACATTATATATGGCTCTCTGTCCTGCACCTTTTTGGGCAAGCCCTAATTGTGTCTGAAACGTTCGCTCATCTAATTCCCTTTCAATTCTTCCAGCTTGTGCTTCAGTAATATACCCTGTAGAAATCCATCTATCTAACTGAGCTTCAACTCTTGGGCGAGTCAAATACTCTTCAATTACGTTACCTGCCTCATCCAGGGTTTGGTGAGGTTCCATATAATTAGCAAGAGATGAAAGCCTACCCCAATCTTCATCAGTTAAACTACCATATCTACCACCTGCCATTGAACCAGTTACCATACTTACCCCCTCCCTTTGAGGTAATCTTCAAAGTGCTTAACCCAATAATCCTTAGAACTACCAATCCAACCTGTGGGTTTTTTCTTCTGGTTAGGTTGATATGTATTCGGTTGTGCTGCTCTAGGAAATTTATTTAGTCTCTGCCTATCTCTCTGAAAGTCATAAGGGTCAGTCATTATACTCCTCCTTGCATTGGAGGCGGTTGAACTGGAGGTGGTTGTTCAGTAGGTGCCCCTTGAGGTGCTCCTTGAGCAGCCTCTTGTTCTTCATCCTGCATCCATTTCATCATCTGACCTCCTGCTTCTTCCAACCTGCCATAATTCTCTAAGGCTTTAATTGTGTTATATCTTGCACCTTCAGGACTGTTTTCTGCTAATTCGATAAATGACTGGTCTTTTAATCCCTTCGGGTCTGCAAACTTATAGATATTCTCCCATATCCACTCTCTAGGTATACCCTGCCTCATTAGCATATCGGCTAATGCTGCTGTATCCTGCTGTGACCAGGGTGTTACTGCCGTGAAGGCAACCTTAATAGTGTGTGGTTTCTTTAAGTCAACAGGTGTAACCTGAGTCTCATAGTATTTATCCTTCTCCTGTCCTTCAACCTTCACTTTTAATTTATTAGATATTAACTGTTCTTCTATTAAATGGCACATATCAGCATATATATTATTTAAATTCCTTAACTGAGGATTCCAAATCTTTTTACTTGCTTCCTGTGCCAGATTATAACGAGTTCCAGATGATGTCGGAGTTTCCATACCTATCTTAGGTATCATCCCCTGCGCCATCTGTCCATTTAACCAACCTAAGATATTTACGATAGTAGGTGATATTTCCTTCATTGGCGAGGCTTCTAACCTATTGTGGTCCATAGGAAGGTTCATTACGCCACCAGCATAATTAGCAAGATTATCAAAATCCTCGCCCTTCTCATCTCTGTAGTTTATCATGGCTTGGTTTGCCATTAGATTGGCGTGGTTAGCGACCATAGAGATAAACCTGTCCCTAACCGCATTTATCTGGCGGTTAGGGGCGAATAGACTTTCGCCATAACCAACTAAGTCATCATTACCATTATCGGTTACTATCGGTGGTCTGGTTGAAACAGGCATAATTAAAACTGGCATTGAAGGTATATTTCTCTTCTCGATGTCTTCTAAGTAAATATCATCACAAACTACACCGTTATATACTGTAATATTGCCCTTTTTATCAGTTTCTGCCTTCCAGTAATCTATAACTAGATTATTATCATCTTTACTTGCATCATAACCATATTTGTCTTTTATCTCATCCCGTGAACGATATGACTTATAACCAGTCCATAGAAGTCCATTACCACCCAACTGATAAATTAAACGTCTTGGGTCTAATGGTATGAAGTCAAATATAACATTTTTGTTCTTTGTATAAACCAGGACTCTTGCTCCTATCCACCCTCTATTGTTACCATACCAGGCTAAGGACTCCCTTAATGGTATTTGTGTCAACCTCCTTAACCTTTCGTCTGCCTTCTCAAAGGCAAAGCGGAATAACCTCTCTAATTTACCTATCTCCTCTCTCTTATCTTCCCCTGTATCTTCTGCCATTCGAACCTTAATATCCATTTCTGCAGAAGATAAAGTAGATTGAACATCATCAGAGAATGTCCGCAGGTCATTTGAAACAATTTCTATATCACTGCCATGTGCTTTGGTTTTATTCATAATAGAAGCGTCATACTTATTAGAAGGGGGAGCTTTCATATCCCATAAGTCATAGTCTTCATCCATTCTTTTGAATAGAGAATCAAACTTGCGCCTTTCAAGTTCTCCTACTTTCTGTATTACCTCACTAGCAGTTTCCATTTGTAACTCCTATCGTATCTTTACACCATTAATATACATCGTGGCTGGTCTTACGGTGTAAACTTCCTTTAACATTTGATTTCCTATCATTAAACTCATAACAGTATCGCCATGAGTCTTCCCTGTAGGCCCTGGTTTCCCTTTAACCCATTGATATTCCATCATTTCTTTGACTTGAGGTTTGAAACGAGTTATTAAACTCCCATCATTTATAGATTGAATTAACTCTACTATACCAGTTTGTTTATTACTTTGACCTGTTGTCCACCCAACCTTTTTATTTTTCCCATAATATAAATTGGGGTAGCCTAACTCAACAAGTTTATTGGTTACTGCTACCCCTAATGAATTATTTTCAACTCCAAGTAAGGCATTGTGATACTTGCGACATAGTTTATCGCACTCATAAGCAAATAAGTCCGTTCCTACCTCATTTGTGTAGATTACAGCTACAACTTCACTCTGTAATCCCTGTTTCCCTATTATAGTTAGACAAGAGTAGTCTAATCCTACCCCTTCTCCTACATCTACACCCCCTACATATTGTGTTCCTGCTCTCGGTGGGTATAATATATAGATAAACCCCTGTTCAACATCAGGCTTCTCTATTGTATTATACCATAGAGCATCTAATCTCTCTTTATCGAAACATGACTTCGTAGATACTGGACTTAAAGCCTCTTCTATAGTTCTAGGAAAGTTCTTACCTATTACCCAGGGTGTAGCTTCATATTCCTTCATCCTTTCCTGTAGCCAAGCCTCATCTCTATTAGGTCTGACATTATAAGGGTAGAACATGGCGTGAAATGAGTTTCTATTTCCTAATGCTGCCTTGAAAAATAGCTGGAAATCAGTATCAGACCTATTCTCATCTACAGTAGAAACTATGGTCAACTCCCTATCATTGCTATCAGCTACAGTTGCTAAGGTATGACCTAAGTTTGTCTCAAAGTAATCGTGGAAATCACCCTCATCGTGTATTACCCAGTCCGATGTGTGACCTAATCCAGAATCTTCCGTGGAAGCAAAGGCTGTTACCGTCGAACCGATTGCCTTAAAGCCAAATCTTTCACTGGAATTTGGGTCAGGAACATATGTATCTTTAAGCCATTCTGGTAAATTGTTGTAGATTATCTGCGTCTTCCCTAGTAAGTCCCTTGCCTCATCTTTCCCTTTGGATATTTCCAGTATATTAGCACCAGGTCTAGTCATTAACCTGTATAATACCCTTGTCGCTAAAGCCCATGAAATACCAATCTGCTTGCTTTTGATTAATATCGTTAACCGATACCTGTCTAAATTGATATAGAAGTCCCTTAAATGTCCCCATAATTCATAATCTAAGGCTAAAGCCCCTGGCTCTTGAATTTTCACTAATGGTAAAAAATTAAAGATGGAGGTCGCTATCTTTGAAAGTTCACGCTTTTGCTCTTCCTTATTCAATAGTAGTCCTTAAATTCTTTTTCAAACAGGTTTTTATCTAGTTTATTAAACCATTCACTTAAACATTCCTTAGCAGTCTCTACACTGTTAAAGTATATCACACATACAATCCCATAAGGTGTCTGATACCCTATTATTACTTCACCTGTCTCAAGTTTCCTGAGTTCCATCTCTCATTCTTCCTGTCCCCATATCAAGCACCCCTCTAATATCTTCTTTAATTGTGCCTTCGCCCCTAATTCTACATATTGATACGGTATGTCTTTGTATTTGTCAGGTACTTCCCTCTTCGCTATCTCACCTATCTCTTGCTCTGTTAATTTCACTCTATCTCCTTCACCACCCTCTTTGATATAAGTCATTATTTACCTCCTTAGTTTGCACCTGCCCTCTAAATACTTGCCTATAATCCACCCTATTAACGGTATCCCCCTTGCCTCTTGTATAACACACTCCTTGCCTCCGTAAAAAGCCCTGTCATGCTCTAACTCTAGTAAGAATATCGACGCCATGTGAGTTCCATTCCCTATCGCTCTGTCTTCTGGTGTCTCTATCCATTTGTCTATCATTACCTCTTTACCTTTTACCCTGTATATGTCACCTAATGACATGCACTCATTCATTATTTACCTCCGTTATGTTAAGTAGCCTATTTTTATTTGCTGCCTTCTGTGGGGGTAATTCCTAATACTCTTGTTTCTCTCGCTAGGGATGGATGGGTGTCTTTGCTCTTCGTAGTCCTCCAAGAAAACAGCACTGTTCTAACGCACTGTAGTCCAATTCTAAGCCGTTATATCCCATGCAGTAAGCAATGTATCAACCTCACTCATTGTCACTGGTCTATCACCACAACCATACCATACCTCATCAAGGCATCTATGCTTCTTCAACTCTCCACATATCTTCCTGAGCTTCTCCCTCTTTAATGGATCGGCTAGGGCTTTCATTATAGGCGCCATGTCATTTTTAACGCCTAGTCCAAACCCCGTAAATTTCGTGCCTTTTGTGCCTGTTACACCCTGCTCCGTGTCACATTTAACGCCTACCTTTGTTAGACCTTGAGCCTGAGAGCTTGCATCATCCCTACTTTCCGTCATCCCTTTCGTCATCCTTTTGCCGTCATCCCTGCTATTCGTCATCCCTCCCGTCATCCCTTGCGTCATCCCTTGCGTCATCCCTTGTTTGTCTCGATACCTCTTGCTTGCCTTGTTCGCCTGTTCCTTCAATTTGTATGGCATAATCACTCCTGTATTCTAACATTTCCCTCTTTCTAGCCTCAACTTCCCTTAATATCCCGCTAACTATATCTGCGGAAAGGGATTCAGAACCCTCGATCTTGAGGTCAGTTTGTTGTTTTGGTTTCCCTAGCCGGCGATCTATTAAATAGATTTGAGCCTCCCTATCTCCGTTTATAGCCCTATGAATCAGTGCATTAAAAATATCAGGCAGATGCTGATCTACGCTCGAAAGAGCCTGGTTAACCATATTAGTAGGTGAGCGTTTACGCCCAGAACGGCCTTTAACACCGCTCATAATTCAAGTCCAAATTAAATATATTTAAATGATGCATAATGATATTATACCATATAGATTATAATGTTAATAATAGTTTAATATAGTAGTATATAGTGTTAGTAATAGGTAGGTACAGCCCGAGGCTGTTGATATCAACTATCAACTCAATAGTTCTACACGCACTTACACAAAATGAATATCCTTAGCCGGGGTTGCCGTATCCCCATAATTAGTTTAGAAAGCCAAAAAGGTGATTTAGGTGCAAGATATAACCTAGTTTCTATAAAGTCTTCCTAATAAGAGAAACAAAAGAAAGGGCAGTTATATACTTATTACACGTCATCCTTACGTCGGTCATATTCTCTTTCGGTC